GGGCGCAATACGGCCCCGGCGTTGACGCTGGCTGCATTATGGGCGCAACAGCAGGGTGGCGATCCGGTGCTGGTCGTGATGCCGGCCGATCATGTGATTCTCGATGGCGCGCTGTTCCGCGAAACGGTGCTCAAAGCCGTTTCGCTTGCCGAAAAAGGCCTGGCTGTGACATTCGGCATTACGCCGGACTGCCCGGAAACCGGTTATGGCTATATCCAGCAGGGAACTTCGCTGGCCGACGACAGTGGCGCCTTCAAGCTGGCCCGTTTTGTTGAGAAACCTGACCATGAGACGGCTCAGGCTTATCTCGATTCCGGTGATTTCCTGTGGAATAGCGGCATTTTTGTCATGCGCGCTTCAACTTGGGTTCAAGCTCTCGAATCGTCTCGTCCGGATATTCTGGCGGCCTGTCGGGATGCTTTGCGGAAGGGGAGCGAGGATGGCGACTTCATTCGGGTCGACCGTGCTGCCTTTGAAAGCTGTCCATCGGATTCCATCGATTATGCGGTAATGGAACGTCTCACGGTAAAGCAGGCCGGCTTGCCGGAAGGTGTGGTAATTCCGCTGGCAGCCGGATGGTCCGATGTCGGGGCCTGGGATGCGCTGTGGAAAGTCCTGCCGAAGTGTGATTTGGGCAATTCGGTGCGGGGTGACGTGCTGCTCGAAGGCTGTCGCAACACGCTGGCGATTTCCGAAAGCCGCCTGGTGGCATGTGTCGGGGTCAGCAATCTGGTCGTGGTCGAGACCGATGACGCGATACTGGTGGCGCATCACGATGCGACTCAGGATGTGAAGAAGATTGTCGATCGGTTGAAAGCTGACAAGCGTTCAATTGCCCAGTGGCATCGCAAGGTCTATCGGCCGTGGGGCTGGTACGACGGGGTCGATTCCGGGGCACGTTTTCAGGTCAAGCGCATCGGAGTCAAGCCGGGCGCGGCGCTGTCCCTGCAGATGCATCATCACCGCGCTGAGCACTGGATTGTCGTCAGCGGTACGGCGCGTGTCACCAAGGGTGACGAAGTCTTTCTGGTGAGCGAAAACCAGTCGACCTACATTCCGCTCGGTGTCAGGCATCGCCTGGAAAATCCGGGGATCGTTCCGCTTGAAATGATCGAGGTGCAGTCTGGTAGTTATCTTGGCGAGGACGACATTGTGCGCTTCGAGGATACCTACGGTCGCAACTGATCAGTCGAAGAGCAGGGCCGCAGCAACCTTGCGGCCCTCGGCGGCGAGAATGTTGTAGGTCCGGCAGGCGGCCTGCAGATCCATTACTTCGAGGCCGATGCCGGCAGGCGCGAACGGCCGGAGCAGGGCGCCGGGCGGGAAACGCAGGCGCTTGCCGGTGCCGAGCAGAATGATCTCGGTACCCAGTGCCAGCAGTTTCTGCATATCCGCTTCGGCGAGCGTCAGTACGGTTGCCGTCGACCATTCGAGAATGATCGACTCAGGCAAGAGAATCAGGTTTTTTTCATGTTTTTCATGGTTGACCGCCACATAGTCGTCGCCGTAGGCGGTGAACATGTTGAGTCCGGCGGTGTTGGAAAGATGAAGTTTCACTGATCGACTGTCCTGAAAAGCCCGCCGAAATTGCGGTGCACCATGCGATAAAGTAGGATTATCGCACGGTATAGTGTCCATGCCGCTTGCAGGCTTGTTTTCTACAAAACGCCTACACCGTTCTACAAAATTTTTGTAGAAAGATCAGATAACCCGTGCCATCGGCTCGACAATTTGAGCATCGTCGAGCTTGATGTAGCTGTCCGACATGGCCTTCGTTGCATGGCCGAGTAAGGCCTGGTAATCGATCCCGGCCCGCTTTGCATCGGTGGCTGACTTGCCTCGAATGTCGTGGAAATGCACATCTTCGATTCCGGCTTCATTCCGGGCCTTTATCCACCATTGGTTCAGCTGCTGATAGTCGTACTGCTGACCGCGCATCGTGCAGAGCAAGAAAAGGCCGCGCACCGGACGCTTGATGGCTTTCGCGTTCTCGATTGCCAGATCGAGGGCGGCATTGCGCTTGAACAGTTGCAGCTTTTCTGTTTTCTCCTGACGGATGGTCAGGCCTTCCGGGGTGATTTGGCTCAAGTGAATGTCGAGAATGTCTCCGATGCGGGCACCAGTAACATATGAAATGTCCATCGCTGCACGAAGAACAGGGGTCGCCTTTTCACGAATGGCGATAAATTCTTCATCGGTTATGTAGCGCTTGCGCCGGGAAACGGTCAGGTTTTCCACTTCCTTCGCCGGGTTTCGCTCGATTATTCCTCGGCGAATGGCGATGTTCAGGACCGTGGTCAGGATCGATTTTCCAGTGTTGGCATTAACTTTTGATGGGTGGCCATCCTGCCAGGCTGCGACGTGGTGCGGCTTGATGTCGCATACCGTCTGGAAGTCACCGAAGAATACCTTCAGCTGCTTGGCAACGCTGGTGTATTGCTTCCGGGTATTGGGGGCCAGGCCAGAGAACGAATCTCCAGTCATCCATTCATCAATGAGCGCGGCAAGCGATGCTGCGCCATTCTCACCAGCTTCGATGTCTGCCCACTTGCGCCGGGCTTCATTCAGGTCTTTTCCGAGGCCGATCCACTTACGCGGCTTGTCCGTCGTGACGTAGTAAAACGTCCCTGACTTCTCGTGCATTCGCGGTGGAAGGTCCAGATTGTTCTGGCGGCGGCGGCCCATGGTGCGGATCATATTACCTCTTGAAAGCGTTGAAATTCAACTTTGGCTCTACCTTGATAATCACGCCGGATAGCTTCGATTCCGCGAAGCTCCGCGATATAACAGGGCGCCCGGTGATTGCATTGCGCTCATAGGTCCAGCCGTGTTTGTCCAGCCATCGGCAACGATCGGCATTGCGCCGATAGCCTGTCAGGTCGAATAGTTCGGCATCTGTCAGGAACATCATGCTGCCTCCTTAATTCCCATTCGTTCAAATTCGATATTGATCTGCTCGACCTGAGCAGCATCTTTCAACTGCGCCCGGGTGAAGGTCAGCAGCAAATCCTCGCAGTCGTTCAGCGTTGCAAAGCAGCCGTCGACTTCCGGCATGGTCAGCAGAATCCCGTTGCCGAGCTTCTTGCTGACGCGCTCCATCGGTCCCGTGTCGAACTCAGGTGCCAGCCGGTTGAGCATGGCGACGAAGCCATTGATGCAGTGATCGACGCGGGCGAAATCGTTGTCTGCGTGGTGAATACGGGTGATCGGATAGCCGCGGTGAGCATCGACCTCACCGGACTTTATTTCGACGAACGCCCGGCGGATCGGTGCGAGCCAGGCCTTGGCCTGCTTGCGTGTCGGCGGCTTTTGGCTGTCGGCTTTGTATTGCGCGACGGCGGCCAGGTGGCGGCGCTGGTGACGGGTAAGGCTCATGATTCACCGCCAAACATATCGATGGTCAGATCGTCACGGAAAGCCGTTGTGTGGTCACCGATGCGAACAAACGCTGTGCAGCATGGCTGTCCATCCTTGCCATATTGCCACTCAACTGGGTATTCCTGGTCGTCAACGTCGTAGCAGAATGTGTTGGCGATGATTTCGCAGCGCTCGTTATCGTCGCACTCGTCGAGGTCGATTCCTTCGCGCATGGCCTTGTCTCGCTGGCACTGCCTGCACCAGCCGTCAAAAAACACCTCGCCTTCCGTTCCATTGCTTGGGCGATACTTCTTTCCTACGCTGCTTTTCGCAAACATTTCTGCCAGCTTGGCCGGATAGATTGCTTGGCTCATGATTCAGCCCTCGCCAGATCTTCGATGACAAAGTCGGTCAGCACATCAATGTCAGCAATGGTTCGCAGTTCCTCGCCGGGAAACCCGAAACCCATCGGTTTCTCTCCGAATTGATGTTCAAGCCACCATGCTTCAAGGTAATCGTTTGGCCATCCGATTAGATCGGCGACCGCCTTCGTGTAGCAGCCCATGACGTGATAGACGGCATCGCCGAGCGGGCTTTCGGCAACCATGCCGGTAAGTTCGGCGAGCTGGTCCATGCGGCAATCGCATTCCTGCATGGATTTCTGCCAGCCGGTCAGGGTTGAGCGGATTTTGTCTGGAGTCATTGCGTCACCCGTTTGAATTCGATCACCCATACCCAGGGGTTTGCGTCCCAAGAACCGTAGCCGTTGATCTGCTGCCATAGGGCGCAGAAGTTGTCGCGCCACGAACTAAAGTTCTTCGGCGGCCCCTCTGACTGCGCGTCCGCTTCGCTGATCTCCAACAGCCGCTCAACGCGAACGCTGACCACCTCGAGCAGGATGCGGGATGCCCAGCGCGGCATATGAATGCTGGGACGCCAACGACAAACAAGTTCATCGTCTAGCGTCATGAACTCAGGTGGCGAACCGCCGTCTGCCGCATAAACGCAATACTCCGGATTGTGGAAATCGTCAGGTGAGGCGCGATATTCCGTCTCCATTGTGTCCGCATCCATAAGCGGGCCTTGCCATGTCTCGCGCACCCACAGCCGGTCTCCGGGCTGGCCGTAGGGGCAATTCTCAAGGTTTCCGGAATTGACCTCGCCGGCTAGTTCGTGCGGTTGCAAGAGACAGCCAAAGCCAACATCCTTGCGCGGCTTCACGACCCGCCGCGTCTGAGTCTTCGACCCGGCAAGGATAGAGCGCACCATCGGTGCGGAAAATAAAATTGGCCGCTCTTTCATGCCGCACCCCGCACCAAGTGAATCAGGCTGGCCGCATCCGCATGGACGAACGCCCCGTGGCCGCGGATCAGAAGCGTCGTCCTCGGGCCGACTAGATCGACCGTGTAGAGCACCATGTTGATGGTTAGTTTGGTTCCGGCGGTCATTTCAATACTCCGTACTAGCGAACATGCGCGGGAAAGTGCCGCCGGCCGCAATTTCGATGGCCAGTTGTTCACGGAAAGTGCGCTTGATCCCAGTCGGCCGCTCATCTTCATCGACATCGGTAAAGAAGAGCGAATCAAGGTCAGCGTCGGTCAGCTCGATAGCGTCTTCGGTATATTCCGGGCTGTCTTCAATGTTGTCCTGGTAGTCTTTGACGCAGGCTTCAAGCGACTCGCCAATCCACCAGTCGCAGTCGTTAATCGCGACGATCTTCATTTCGGCCTCCACTCCGCACCCCGAACCGCTTTACCAACCGGCACCAGCGCCAGCACATCGGCCCGGCCATAGACGCGAGCACCAGACAGCGCCGCTTCCCGGGCGCTCTCCGGCTTGACGCACAGTCGAGGCTTACGCTTCGGCACCCGGACCAGATAGCCGACGGCGGCATCCTTCACATCGACCGCGTCGGCGGACTGCGTTCCGGCCAGCTCCATTTCATGAATGGTCTGCTCCAGCTCCTCGACGCGCCCCTGCATCAGCCGGATCGTCGCCGCGATCTGCTGCTCGGCTTCCTGCATGTTGGCCGGCTTGTGCTCCATGCCGGTCAGTTGCTGGGTGACGATCAGGAAGCGGATGATGCTGCTAGAGGCCTCTTGCCACCCGGAAGAGTGGCGGTGAACGTCTTTTTCAAGTTCGGCCACTTTGGCGCGAAGGTCTGAAACCTCGTCGCGCACCGGCGCACGGCGCGTAATCGGGTCGTCTTGCGGATTCGCGCAAACCGGCTTTGCCAGCCAATACACCAGCTCGTTGCCCTTTCCTTTGCGCTTCTCGCACTCAATCAAGCCATCCGTCCGCATCGCATTCAGCGCAGAGTTCACGCTGCTCATGGCGTTTTTTTCGCCGATCGTGACGGCGATCTGTTTTGCAGTTGCTTCAGTGGCGCTGGTCAGCGCGCCGATGATTTGTTGTTGCATGGTCATTCCTCAATGCTCAATGTGACGCGAACGCCGAGCGATTCGCACTCGCGCACGGCCAAGTGAAGAAGCGCAATTGCTTCCCGGCGCGGTGCGGCGAACATGTCTTCTGTCTTGGTTTCGCGATGGTCTTGTTTTGGGGCGGCTGCTCGGCGCTGCTGCTTGTTCGTGCGCTGCCAGCCTTTCAGTTCTTCCAGTGATTCAAGCGGCGCTGTGCCAGCCTTGACCGCCCGCCGCAGGCAATCCGGGCCCAATCCGTGTTGGATGGATACCGGGTTGCTCAGCGGGCGGCGGCAGGCGGCGCAGCGCATGGGTTAGGCGGCTTCCCCGCGAAGCGCTTTCATCAAGTACGGATCAACATCAGGCTGACGCATGAGCCATGCCTTGTAATCGCTGGGAATGTTGCTGATCTGCTCGCCTTTATGTTTTCCGAAGGTCATAACCTTGGGAACGCGGGCCTTCTCGCTGGCCAGCCAGATCGCCTCCCAGGTGGTTGCCTCATTCACGCCGCCGAGCTTATTGAGGGCGTAATCGAGGACAACCCGGCAGTTGCGCACGTCGTCGGCGGCCGAGTGGGCGTTGCGGAGCATCGCCTTGGCTGCGTCGCGCTCGAACAGGTAGATCATGGCCGACTGGCTATGGTTGTCAGCCTCGGGAAACAGGTGACGGCACAGCGCCAGGGTGCAGATGCGCTTGACGGGCGGCTCGCCGATCACCTTCCAGTCGTAGTCGACGTTGTGTCCGATGATGTACTCGGTACCGGCGGGCAGGCTGAACTCGGCGGCCGGAGGGCAATCGACCAGATCCTCGTCCAGAATATGATGGGTGGCCAGCGCGCCGAGTTCGATGCGCTTTCCCGGGTTGTAGCGCTGGACGAAGGACTCCATCACGGCCAGGGTGTATGGGTCGTTGAGCCGAATCCAGGCGGCCTCGATGATGGCCGGCTCATTGATCCCGGTGGTCTCAGTGTCGAAGACGATGGCGGACATGATCAAGCCGCCTCCCCGAACACTTGCTCAAGGCTTTCCGGCACCGGCTCGATCAGCGACATTTCTACTTCCTGCTGGATCATTTCGCATAGGCGGCCGAGCTGCTCGGCTTCCGGGTGGGCGATGACGCGGAAGGACACCGCGACCGTGCCGCCGTCCTGACATTCAAACTTGAAGTTGTCGACGTCGGTCTCGATCAGATGAATATCCATCTGGCCGCTGATCCCGTAGTGGATGACCGTCTCATAGCCTGGCATGGCCTTGTCCCACTTGATGGCGCCCATCAGCGGGAATTTCAGCTTGGGCAGGTTGCCTGGCTCGTTGGCGAGCAGATCACCTTCACCCGGATCGGCGGCGCGGTAAATGGCCGACTTGAGCGACGGATCGAATTCGCTGAGGCAGTCGTTCGACAGCTTGACTTCAAACTTCAAATCGACGGCCATGCGGCGGTCCTGGCCGTGGATCTCGGCACGCGGATTGACGCTGGTCAGCTTGGCTTTCTGGTTTTGCAGGGAAAACATGGGTGCTTCTCCTTTTTCGACTGGAAATGAGGGGTGGGGGCTGCGCTCGACAGCCGGACACTCTTTCGAATGCGTCTTGGCGAATGCCTGTCCTCCGCAGCCCCCATTGATCATTAGCTACCGGAGGATTCGTTCGAAGTGCTGGCCTTCACCTGAGCTTCCAGTTCTTCAGTCTTGGCGGCCTGCCCCTTCTGGTACGGCATCCATTCGGCGAAGGAACCGGGATTCATGGGCTTGTCGTCGTCCTGAAGAAGTTGAAGGCTGCAGAGAGAAAATGGCTGACCATTGCTGTCGAAGCCACCGACATTGATACAGCGGTCGTTGTGCACGTAGGAAACGAGCGCCGGTTCGCGCTGGTCTGATTTGCCGCGATTGACGAGAACGACGCGGCCGATGGTTGGTTTGATCATGTTGCTTTTGCTCCTGTGGTTGAAATTGGTGGGGCGGCCGGTGCTGATCTCCGGCATTCGGTTCTTGTTCAAGTCCATCGACTCCGCAAGCAGGGGTGTTCCGCAATTCGTTCGGGCTTTCGCCGTCGCAGAGGTGTCCCACTGTCGCGCATCAGCCTGCGCATTCGCCCCATTGATCTTTACTGCGCCTTGAACTCGGCCAAGCGGCGCTTGACGATTCCGCCCAGCTCGTCGCGCTGCGTGATGCTCTGAACGTGCTGGATCAGGTCGCAGGCAGCATAAAAGTCCTTTTTGCATTGGGCTTTCTCCAGTGCTTCAGCAACCTCGGCCCGTGTCTTTTCGGCTGCCATGATCAGGCTGCCTTTTTGAATGCCAGGGCCATCACATGCTCAGAAATCAGCCGGCAGATGGTCGGGAACTTGTTTTCCGGATACAGCTTCGCGTTCTTCTCGGTTGTTGCCTCGAATCCGAGCGATGCCAGGAATTCAGCCGATACCGTGAATCCGAGGCGGGAGCAGATTTCACCGAGCTTGATCTTGGAGCTGGTATCTCGTGCAGCTTCCGGTACGAGTGCGCTGGCAATCTCTTCCGGAACGACTACGTGAATCACCTGGGTAATGGTCGGCGTCGGTTGCTCTTGGTTGGCAGCCGCGGCCCGTGCATCGGATTCGCGCTTCTCTGCTGCAGCCTTCTCGGCGGCCTCGCGCTGGGCCTTGGCCTGTTCCTCGGCGCGGATCTTCTCGCGCTCGGCTTCGAGTCGCTTGGATTCAGCTTCCTTGCGCTGATTTGTCCGCATGGCCAGCAGGGCGGCGAAGTCTTCCGGCGCCTTGGTGCAGACCTGGGAGAAGTCCGGGAACAGGCTCATATCTTCCACCGTCTTGCGGTTGGCTTCGATCCGATCGGCGACGGCGTTGGCCTCAACCTTGGCATTCGCAAGAGCGGCCGATACCTTGTCGCGCATGCTGTCGAGCGACTTCAATCCCTTGATGGCTTCGGCGAAGCTTCCCGTTGCCGGGATGGGAACGCCGACGCGCTTCAGAAGGTCCGCCAGGTGACCGGAGAATTCACGGTGTGCCCCCGTGACAATCTCAGCCTTCCGGTTTTCCTTCTCGGCCTTGACCAGCTTGTCGAGCGTCAGCCGCTTGGACTTCATTTCAGCCTTGAGGCCGTCGATGGTGCGGAACAGTTCGTCAATGCTGGCCGTCTGCGACAAGGCCTGCGCCTTCACCAGATCGAGGCGCTTCTCGCCGTCGTCCAAGAACTTAACCATCTTGTCGGCGGTGGCGAAGTCGCTATCCGTCACCAGGTTGGTGTTGATCGCCTTGATGCGCTCGAGCACAACAGCCTGGAAGGTGGCGAGATTCGAAGCCGTCACCTGGCCGACCAGCTGCACGGTCAGCGCCGGCAGGTCTTCAATAGCTTCGGCGACAGCGGCCGGCTTGCTGTCGGTGTGCTGGTAGTTCTCGAGGTCTTTCTCGAACTGTTCCCAGCCGGCCTTGAGTTGAGCGATGCGCTCTGGCGTGGTCCGGTATTCGCAGTGCACGAAGTTTTGCGGCGTGCCGTCAGAGCAGACGAACAGGATGTACTCGAAGCCAAACACCATGATCTGCTGATCGAGTTGCCACTTGTGTGAATCCGGAACGTTTCCGGCCTTAACCTGGGCGGCGATATCGGCATTCCAGAGCTTGTGCTCGAAACCGATATTGCAGAGCATCGTGGCGCCGTCAGAACTGGCCAGGTACTTTCCGGAATCGTCGGTGGCGACAATCGGATACAGTTCTTCACCGATTACAGCCTCGGCGAGCGGCCGGGCGCTGGCCTCGGCGGCATGGCCGGCATTGAAGCGGCCGAGCGTTGCAGCGTCGGGTTCAGGAATGATCCCGGTGGCCTTCTGACGAAGCAGTTCGGAGCGCTTCATGTACTGGCTTTCGCCCATCATGGCCGGCGCTTCGCTGGCGTTAAAACACTTTGCCCGAGCATTCAGCCATTCGCGGGTGCCTTGCTGTACTTGCAGTTCGATCATTTTGCATCCCCTTCAAATTCACGGACGAAATCAGCATCGATCACGCCGTCGTTATCAACATGAGCCGGCTTAGCCAGGGCGTAGATGGATTCCATTTGTTCGGCGCTCAGGGTGTAGCGGGTAGCCGAGCGGGAAACGATCTGTTCGGGCTTGGCCTTGCCGGCTGCGATTGCGTCACGCCATACATTGAGGTTCTTGGCGAACTCTGCTTCCGGGTAGGGCGGTAGCTGCTTTGGAGCGTTGTCGGCGACGGTGTGGCTACCCTGTGCTGTGACATCCTTCTCGACGATCCGCTCGGCTTCGTCCTGGTCATAGATGCCGCCGAAACCGAACGCCAGACGGGCGCACTGGATAAGCGACTTGTGCCGATGCATGCGCTTCGGGTGGCTCTGCCACGGGATTGCGTTATCGCGACTAACTTCATCGAAGAATTCACGGATGCGAGTAGGTTTGCTGCGGTCCTTCCGATAAATTACGCATTCAATCCACTCGTGAACTGTCTTGCCTTTGTGGGTAAATGCCGGGCCATACTCGAATTCTTCGCCATCGAATTGCGGATGTTCGTTGATGATTCGAGACCAGCCATCAACGCCTACCACTGGAACGATCCCATTGTTTTTGTCAGGGAAGGCGTAGATTTCCTTCGTCCATGGATTGAGGCCGTATTGATTGGCAACGATCAGAAGCGCGGTCATCTGCGCATCGGTTACTTGTCCCTTGAATGCCGTGGCTTTGAGGGTGTCGATCAGGCCGCTACCGTCGCCGATCTCAAAGCGAGCGGCCAGGGTATTGGTCAGGGAGGTAAGTGCAGTGCTCATCGGATTTCCTTTGGTCTTCCATCGATAATGAATGCTTGGTTTTCCGGCTTGGCCAGGGCGATGTTCTTGGCCTCGTGCCAGTCGCTGGCCTCGACGTAATCCACCTTGCGGCGGGCCGTCTGGTTGTCGTTGAGGCAGGCCTTGCGCTTGAGATACACGGCGAAGTTCATGCCGCCCGCCTTTCGGTCGCCTCGCGCTCCATACGCTCAATGCGCTCAATGCGCACTGCGTCGGCGTACTGATCGGCAGCCGACGCTCTGTCAGAGGTCCAGTCATCGACGCAGGCCGGAATGATCTCGTCCGTGATGTAGTCGTCAGCGACTTCGACCTCGACGCCATCAAATCCGCCGACCTTGATCCAGTAGATGGTTGCGGACTCGGCTTCGTCGGGGTCGACACGGCGGCCACTTCGCGGGGCGCTGTACTTGTAGCTGATGGTCAGCTCAACTTCGCCCAGCGGGCCGCAGTCGGTGGTGTGGGTGCAGATGGCCATGATCAGGCCTCCTTCCCGGTGGCTTTGGCGATGGCGGCGCGGGCATGATCTACTGCATCCTGTAGAACCTTTCGCTCGCCTTGATGCGGAACACCGACCGCACACGCGCCAATAATCATGATTTCCAGCGCTTCAAGTAGTTCGTCGCGCTGCTTCTTCCGCTGGTCTCGCTCGACCATGAAGCCAAGCGACATTCTGAGAATTTCGCCGTGGCGAGTCTCGAACGGCACAGGCCCGCCGAACTCGTCGCTGTACTCTTCGCTGACAATGAAATCCAGCCAATCGGTCGATGATCCAGAGCAGGCATTCACGCAGGCGACGATGCGGCGGGCGTTTGCAATTGCCTCGTCTTGCGCGATTCCCATGCCAAGCGTCGGATGCGGATCGCGCTGGATTGCGTGGGCAACGCTGCGACCATTTGGGCCGTCGATACGGGCGCCGCAGTATTCGCCGTCGGAATTGATGCTCCACGGCCCAGGCGTGTATTTGGTATCCATGATCAACCCCCGAACAGCCAGACGAGCACGACAGCGGCCAGGCACACCAGACCTACCTTGGCATCGACGCTCAGGCCGACTTCAGCCGCGAACGGGATGTATCCCCACGGGTCTTCGCGCAGTGCGATTTGTTGCCAGTTATCCATGGTCGTTACTCCTCGGATTCCACGAACTCGCCGTTTTCATCCAGCGAGTACCAGACATCGGGCTTGACGCCGTTCTCGCCAACCTTGCCGGCGCGGACATGAATCAGGTGGCCTTCGTCGTTCCGGTAGCAGAGGACGATTGCACCGCCGACACCGGCCTTTGCCTTGCCTTCGATGCCAAGCGCCGCGGCAATGGCATGCTCTCCACTCGTGGCAGCGTTGGCCCCTTCACCGGTCGTGGCAGCGTTGGCCCAGTTACCGGTCGTGGCAGCGTTGGCCCCTTCACCGGTCGTGGCAGATTCGCCTTCCTTTCCGCCGCAGTCCTTAACCTGTTGCTCGATCTTGGCCTTGTCGGCACCGGTTATCGAAACCAGTTGCACAGTCTTCATGCCGGTGTCCAACTGCGAGAACACGCGCTCGATAAGCCAGTCACCATCCTGATAACGGCGGTCGGCATGCAGGGCGTTGTACACATCGCCGAACATTCCACCCTGCGGGAATTTCTCCAGGAACCAGCCATATCCCGATGCGCAGGCCAACCATTCGCGCAGACGTTCCTTGTTGATTTCGAGCGGGTTGGTGACTTGCTCGACTTTTGCGACATCGTTCATCGTGATCTCCAATTCAATCCGGGTGACGCGCGTTCCCGGGTGCCCTACAGCGCTCATGCTGTTGCCTTGAGTGGGCCGCCGATGCTCTCCCCGGTAAGTCAGGCTCTTCCCGCCTATCAGCCGTCTTGTCAGGCCGGCGCCCTGTTGTCCGTTTGCGGGCCGGACCCCCTCAATGCAGCGCGGCGGTGTTTTGCTGCGTTGAGGTAATTATCACGAATGCGATAAATCATGTCAACGCAATTGCGATAATTTATGCGAAAATATTTTCATCCCAGAAATCGAGGGCGAAAAAAAACCGCCAGGAGGCGGAATTTATCCAGAAACGAAGGCCGGACCCCGAAGGGTCCGGTTTGTTGCTAGGTGAGTAGCATCACGACCAGCCAGAAAACAGTGCCGGCCAGCGCTGCGGCCTGTTTGGCCGTGAGTCTTACCTTTAGCGTTAACTCCAACATGGTTTTTCCCCATGGAAGAGCGACCGCTGAAGCTCCAGCGACCGCCATTGACGGGCGTTGGTTGGTGGTTACGAGGTCTTTACCCCGGTTTGCGTCCGGTAACGTCTTGCCCCTCTTTGCCACCTTCTACGAGTTTGCAAATCTCGTAGGGATCTTGTTGAAACACCCCGGCCGGGGATTTGTTCGCGGAACGCAAACCCGCTTACGCGTTTGTTTCAACAACTTCCAATTCATGGCCCCCAGTCTTCGGGCTGGGGGTTGTGATTTTTGTCGATCGCCTCGCAAAGTGCATCAATTCTCACCCTGATCTTGTCCAGCTTTGCATTAAGGTACCAACAGGTACAGAACCAGACGAGAAATCCGGTTAGATAGACGGCATCCTTTATCTCACTCATTCTGTAGGCAATCGTTCATGGTTAGCGATCTGTTTATTTGTGAAATAGTACCTTTGGTATAAATGACGTTTGTCATAGATTTGGTGTGCGGTAGTCCGACAACAAAATCAAGCGGCCTTTTGCTTGCTGGAATCATGTTGCTCGAGAACATCTTTTGCAGTCAGAAACCATGATCTTTTCGTTCCTGGATCAAGCAACGGTAGGGCGCGAAGTAGCAATTCCTCTTCCTCGGTGAGATGAATTCCTGCTCCGCCCTGTTTGCCTATTCCGGTACGCAACCAGTTGGCGTCAACTCCAAGTGCGTGCGCAATTTTAATAAGTGACGATGGGCGCTTTTGACGCGCTCCTTTTTCAACACCATTGACCGTCGACTGGGCAATTCCAGCTTCTTTTGCAAGCTGATCTTGCGTCCATTTTTTTTCGCTACGCAGTCGCGTAACTCGCTCGCCTATTGTTTCCATGTCGCGATTTTCTCGGGGATTGTTATCGCAAAGGCGTTGACTTGAATTATCGCAATCGCGATAATTCGCGCATGAACTGGCAAACTATCCTCTCTGAAATTCAGGCGCACGGCCTTTCCCAAATGCAGGTTGCCGACCGGCTCGACAAGTCGCAGGCATGGGTTAGCGCGGTGTCTCAAGGCAAATACAGCGATCTGCGCTGGGCTGATGGGCAGGCGATGCTCGCGCTGCTCAAGAGCTTGAATGATCAAGCCGAACAGAAAGCTGCCTGACATGGACCCAGCCGACGAAATCGCAGCCCGGCTGCGCCGATTGGTCCCGGAGGCGTTGCTTACGGGATCAGCCCGCCGATCATTGCACGCACGCGGTGAATCTGCGCGTCGTCCAGGGTGGTGTTGTAAAGCAGCGTCGTTTCGTGCCGCTCGAGCACGGCTGCTGCTGCAGAACGCAATGCGCCGGGGTTTTGGTGCGTTTGGACGAGGCATGCGATGACAACCTTCAGCGCCTCGATATCGGCTACCAGCGTTTCTTCCAAAGTCATGGGCCGTTCCTTTCTTTGTTGGGTGTTGCGAGTGGAATCCACATCCTACCTGATCGGAATGGCCCGCCATTTTCATGAGGCTGCCAGCCATGGCCCGACCTAAAACCGAGTACCGGAACGAGATGAAGACGCGGGTTCCCGATCCTGTGTTCGAAGGCGTCAAGGCCTTCCAGGAAGAGAACGGGTTTGATTCTGAATCACGTGCCATTTCGAAGCTCCTTGAGATTGCCCTGTTCGGGACTGTCGGCACTTTGCCGGCTGACCATCTCCAAAGCAGCCCCGGAGTGTCCCAATCTGGGCCATTAATTCGAGCATGAAAAAAGACAATCAAATCAGCGAAGTATCGCTACCTGTACCGGAAACGGCTGACCTCATGACCAAGGCCGCACAGCATGGCGTCGAGTTCTCCGAATTCCTCGGAATCCAAGTGCTGGCGGGCGCTTACGGGAATCAGCACCCTGAAGTTAAGGCGTTCCGAAAACGGGCCAAAGCGGGCATTAATGGCCCAGAAACTCCGGATGCGCTGGAGGGCGGGAAATGAGCGCCACCATCGACAAATACATCCTGGCGCTGATCGCTGATGCGAAGGTGATGGAGTGATGACCAACCAAGAGGCGGCCGACATCCTGCTCCAGCACAACCGATGGCGGCGTGGCGCAGAGATTCCGATGTCCGATCCGCAGAAGCTGAGCCAGGCGATTGATCTGGCTGTAAAGGCGCTCAACAAGGCGGAAAAGAAAGTCGGCGAGCTGGCCCGGCGCTGCAATGTGGAGGCCTCGGCATGAACGTCACTTTCGAAACTGGCAGCAACACAGCGGCAACCACTCACGACTGGCTTACGCCGCCTGAGATTATTTCAGCGCTCGGCCATTTCGACACGGACCCATGCGCAAGCCAGTTCCAGCCATGGAGAACTGCTACCGAGCAATTCACCATTGACGATGACGGCCTAGCCCGTAACTGGAATGGCCGCGTGTGGTGCAACCCGCCGTATGGACCGCACGCTGAGCGATTTCTTCGCAGGATGGCGGAGCACGGCGATGGTGTTCTGCTCATCTTCGCCCGTACCGAAACAAAGGCGTTTCAGGAGCATTGCTGGCGCCGGGCAGACGCCATGCTGTTCATGGCTGGCCGCATTCGATTCAGGCTTCCTGGCGGTGGCATGGCAGGCCCAGCGGGAGCGCCGTCTGTCTTGATTGCCTATGGCAAAGACAACGCAGATGCGCTTGAGCGGTCCGGAATTGACGGCTACTTCGTCCGGCTGAACAGGACAGGGAAAACCGAAACCCGGCAGAGTTGCCTGGAGCTTGCGGCATGAACTACTACGAGCACCACCTCGGCGACTACGCCAAGGACACAGCGCACCTTTCGATGATCGAGCACGGCGCCTATCGCATCCTGCTCGACGCCTATTACACCCGGGAGGTTCCGCTGCCTACCGACCGTCGGGCTTGCTACAAGCTAGCCAGGGCCAAGAGCAAAGACGAACGCGCAGCGGTCGACTACGTTCTTGAAGAATTTTTCTTCGAACAAGGAGACGGTTTTCACAACGAGCGATGTGACGCAGAAATTGCGGGTTATTACGCCAAGAAGCCAGCTGCCGAAGAGAAGCGCGAGAACGCTAAGGAACGCCAGAGAAAGGCTCGGGAGCGTCGCAAAGCCATATTCGAAGAGCTTTCAAGTCACGGCGTTCACATGCCATGGAACGCAACGACGGAACACGCACAAGCTGAACTGTCACGTATAAAGTCACAACCTGTCACGCAACCTGTCACGCGTGACAACACGGCTACCAGTCCCCAGTCCCCAGTCCCCAGTCTACAAAACCCTACTACCCCAAGCGTGTCGTGTACTCAACCAGAGTTACGCGAGCAGCCGGCAACCGGCACGCGAAAGGGCCTTGTCTGCGGATTGCTGCGAAAAGCTGGAATGGCCGATGCCGCTCCGCACTACCTCGACGATGACACCTGGGGTGAAATCCTCGGCAAGCGAACCGACGAGGAAATCGTCGAAGTCGCTCTGGCGAAGATGGCCGCAAGGCCTGGGCAGCGCACAGGGCTGAAGTACATCGCACCGGCTTTGCTGGAAGACCCACAGCCGATGGCTATCAACGGCCAACCAGCACCCCGCATGACACAGCACCAGCGCAACCAGCAGGCCATTGCGGCGTCGATCTTTGGGCCGCAGACAGCAGGGCAACTGCCGCCATCCGAAAAACTCATCGAAGGAGAGGTGATCCATGGCCACTGAGCCACAACCGGCGATCGTCATCAATCGGCTATTCGGCCGTCTGCAGGGCATCTACGGCAACAGCTTCACCGGTAAATTCTCGACCGGATTCAACGCGGAAACGCAGCAGGACGACGGCTGGGAGAACGCGAAGCACGTTTGGTCCGAAGACCTGGCCGGCTTCGATCTGGACGATATCGCCTATGCCTTGCGCTACGTCGATCCGGACCGGGCGCCCAGCTCACGCCAGTTCGTCGATCTCTGCCGGAAAGCCCCGCGCAAGCAGGCCACCCTAGCGCTGCCGAAGCCATCGCCGGTCGATGGAGAGCGCGCCCAGGCGCTGGCGGCCAACGTCTCGCGCGTTCTCGAGCGGAAGATCGACGGCGGAATCGATCGGCACTGGGCAACGCATCCGAAGTGCCCACGGCAACTCCGGGCGATCTTCGACGCAGCGGCCAATGATCATCGCTTTCGGCCATGCGTCGATCAGATGGTCGAAAAGGGCATCTGCACCGAAGACGGTCGGCTGCTGAAATTCTTCAAAAACGGCCAGTGGTACATCCACCAAAGCGCGGCCTGATGTGCGGAGCGAAACCATGCGAAAAAACGGATTGCACCTGGGGCCGGAAGCACTTGATCGAGTGCGAGGCGCGGCTGGTGATGACATGGCCCGGAGATCGCCGCGCATCGTTCTACGAACTCGCCGAGAAGAAGCGCGGGCCGGCGGCCGTCGCCCGGCTCAAGGCCGAGGTAAAGCGGCAGTGGGCACGGCGCTCACAGTCGCTGGATGCTTCTGGATCGGCTACGCAGCCGCCCTTGTTCTGATCGCTTGGGAGGCGCTGTGATCACGCTGACTTTGCCCTACCCGCTGAGCGCCAATCGCTACTGGCGGACCTACATGCCCAAGGGCTTCAAGGCACCGGTGACGACCCTGAGCGCCGAGGCCAAGGCCTACAAAAACGAGGTGAAGCTGCTCGCCAAGCAGGCCGGCATCTTGCGCCCGATCACCGGCCGCGTCGCGGTGTCAATCCTGCTCTATCCGCACCGCCCGCAGGACTGGCAGAAGCGCATCAAGATCGATCCGAAGGCATGGGACGACACGGTTCAGTGCCTCGATCTCGACAATGCAAACAAGGTGCTGTTCGACTCGCTGAAGGGCGTGGCCATCGAGGACGACAAGTGGGTGCGCCGGATTACCAGCGAGCGCATGGAGCCGGACGGCGAAGCCCGCTTGGTGGTGACCATCACGGCGATTGAGGCGAACTCACCGCAAGGGGCGCTGCTGTGACGATCCTGCCCGCTCACCAATACGGCGACCCGCTGCAAGTCCTGATCGCCAAGGAAAACGCGGTCGAGAACCGCATCAAGGGGTGCAAGGGTTGCGCCCGTCTCAACTTCGACGCCAGCGGCACCCAGATTGTCACCAGCTGCGACCTTGGCCGGAAGGTCGGGAGAAAAGGGAAATGCACGATGTGGAAGGAAAGCGAATGAGCTTGACACCGAAGCAAGAGAAGTTCGCCCAGGTTGTGGCGAGCGGGAAGAGCCAGGCCGACGCATATCGCGCCGCATTCGACTGCGCCAAGAGCAAGCCGGAGACGATCCAGGCGCATGCTTCGCGCCTGATGGCAGACGCCAAGGTTTCGGCAAGGGTGAAGGCACTGCGTGGGATGATCGCTGATCGCCTCGCCATCAGCAATGAGCGCGTTCTGCGTGAAATTGCAAGGCTGGCTCTCTTCGATCCTCGTAGCCTGTTCCGTGAGGATGGAACTCCAAAGCCAATCAACGAACTCGACGACGACACAGCCGCGGCGATTGCGGGCCTTGACGTGCTGGAGGAATTCGAAGGTTCCGGAAAAGACCGCGTGTTCATCGGCTACACGAAAAAATACAAGATCGCTGACAAGAACGCGGCGCTTGAAAAACTCGCAAAGCATCTTGGCCTGTATGCCCCGCAGAAGATCGAGCATTCCGGGACCGTGACGGCCATTACCCGGCGCGTGGTCGATCACAAGGAAGAGCAATGACTGTCATCGCATGGGATGGCCGTTGTTTGGCCGCTGACAAGCGCGCGATCACCGGTGGCGGAATTGTCCGCACCATAACAAAGATCGAACGGCACAGAGATTGCCTGCTCGCCGTAACCGGCGGCCTTGATATCGGCTTTGAAATGCGCGAGTGGTACAAAGCCGGTGCCGATCCTGAGCGGTTCCCGGTAGCGGCCAGGGAAGACAAGGCCGTTCTGGTCGTCATCAAGAGCCGGCGAATCTTTACCTACGCCTCCGGCCCCTACCCGATGGAAATAGAGGCCAAGAAATGCGCCTTCGGATCAGGCCGAGACTACGCCGAAACGGCCATGTATCTGGGCAAGTCGGCAGTCGAGGCGGTCGAGATCGCCTGCCTGTTCCAATCAGATTGCGGGAACGGCATTGACGTTCAGGAGGCCTGGTGACCGAGATAATCATCGACACCCCGCGCGTCTATCTTCCGCTGCTGAAGCCGGCCCGTTATAAGGGCGCCCACGGCGGCCGCGGTTCCGGAAAGTCGCATTTCTTCGCCGAGTCGGTGGTCGAGGAATCGCTGGCAGCCAAGACCGATATCGTTTGCATCCGGGAGGTTCAGAAATCCTTGAATCAGTCGGTCAAGAAGCTGATCGAGGCCAAGATCGAGGCCATGGGCGTGCAGAACGAATTCCGCGTTCTGAACACACACATTGAGTCGGCCAACGGCGGCCGGATCATCTTCCAGGGCATGCAGAACCACACGGCCGACACCATCAAGTCGCTTGAAGGCTACCGCATCGCCTGGGTCGAAGAAGCGCAGAGCTTGAGCCAGCGCAGCCTCGACCTGCTGCGCCCGACCATCCGAATGGAAGGATCCGAGCTGTGGTTTTCGTGGAATCCACGGAACAAGACCGATCCGGTCGATGCGCTGCTGCGCGGAGAGTCGGCGCCGCCTGGGGCCGTGGTTGTTCAGGCGAACTACTCAGACAATCCGTTCCTGCCCAGCGTGCTGCGCGCCGAAATGGAATACGACCGCCGCCGCGACCCGGACAAGTACGCGCATGTCTGGCTCGGCGGCTACGAGCAGCACAGCGAAGCCAGGGTGTTCAAGAACTGGACGGTCGAGGAATTCGAGGCCCCGCCCGGCGCAACGTTCCGGCTCGGTGCCGACTGGGGATTCTCGATCGATCCGTCCACGTTGATCCGCTGCCACTTGGACGGCCGGCGCTTGATGGCCGATTACGAAGCGTACATGATCGGCTGCGAGATTGACCAGCTTCCCGACCTGTTCGACCGCGTTCCGGATTCGCGCAAATGGTTCATCACCGCCGACTCAGCCCGGCCGGAAACGATCAGCTACATGCGCAAGCATGGTTTCCCGAAGATCAACAGCGCGATCAAGGGCGCCGGAAGCCTGGAAGAGGGCGTCGAGTTCCTGAAAAGCTACGACATCGTGGTGCATCCGCGCTGCACGCATCTGATCGATGAGCTGACGCTCTACAAGTACAAGACCGACCCGCTGACCGGCGTCGTGCTGCCGATACTTGAGGACAAGAAAAACCACGTAATCGACGCGCTGCGCTATGCCTGCGAGGGCGTGCGAAAGGCTGGGAAGCCAGCCGACAAGAAGCCGTCCACGGTGCGCCGCGTCATCGGTGCCGGCGGCTGGATGGGCGGCTGATGCTGGCGCATATCGACGTGCTGCTGACCCGCTGGGCCAGGTGGTCGATCCGATCCGAATCAAAGTCGGTCGGATTTGCCAACTGCTCGCCGATGTTCCGGGATTCTCCATCGTCCGGCGTCTATGCCTCGTCCGAGCCATTCGCCCTGAGCCATTGCGACTTTGACGACGTGACGCATGCCGTCGAATCGCTGCCGCTGGTGCTCAAGGCCTGCGTGATTGAGTACTACCAGCGTAACGGCGGGGCCGACGCGGTAGCCGGCCGGCTGGGTATCAAGAAAGGCGTGATGTTCAAGTACATCCACGCGGCCCATGAGCAGATTGATGCGTTTCTCTGCGTTGATACAGTTTGACTATCAATGAAATCGTGACTATAGTCAGCGCAAATCGATAGTATCTAGTCAATGCGCCCGGAGGCCACAAGCCTACCGGGCGTTTTTGCGTTCACGAGGCCAGAATGGGCGAATCAGCGAAGAAAACCGGCGATGAGAAAATCATCGAAGAGGCGCTGAAGCGCTTCCGCTATTGCGAAGAAGCCGAGAGCGAGAATCGCAAGCGCGCCTTGGAAGACCTGAAGTTCTCCCTTGGGGAGCAGTGGCCGGAAGATGTGCGCCGGGCCAGGGAAAACGATGTGAATGGCTCCCGGCCATGCTTGACCGTCGACAAGCTCGGTCAGTACGTCCGCCAGGTGGTCAATGACTCCCGGCAGAACAAGCCGAGCATCAAGGTCCGCCCGGTCGATTCCGATGCCGATCCGGAAGTCGCTGACGTGATCCAGGGCATGACGCGGCACATCGAAGACAATTCACGCGCCGATATTGCATACGACACATCGATTGAATTCGCAGTGCGCGCCGGTTTCGGGTTCATCCGCGTGGCGACCGATTACGAGGACGACGAGTCGTTCAGCCTGGACGCCTTCATCAAGACCGTCCGCAACCCGTTTTCCTGCTACCTCGATGCCGATCATCAGGAGCTTGATGGTTCCGATTCCCGGTACGGATTCTTCTTCGACGACATGCCGCGCGAGGTTTTCGAGGAAATGTATCCCGATGCCGACGCCTGCTCATTTGATGGCGGCGACAATCACGATTCGGGATGGATCGGCGAAGACCGGGTGCGAGTGGCCGAGTATTTCCGCATCGAAGAGAAGCCGCTGGAGGTCTGGCAGAGCGCCGATGGTTCGGTGTCCGAAGTCAAGATCGAAGGCGCCCCGACGCGCACCATCAAGCGCCGCGTGGTGGCCTGGTACAAGATGTCCGCCAAGGAAATTCTCGAGCGGAATGTTTTCCCGTCCCGCTACATCCCGATCATCCCGGTCTATGGCCACATTATCGACGTGGCCGGAAAGCGCCAGATCACTGGACTGATCCATCCAGCGCTTGATGCGCAGCGCATGTACAACTACAGCGCCAGCGCCTACGTTGAGCGCGTCGCCCTGATACCGAAGGCACCGTTCATTGCGGCCGAGGGCCAGATCGAGGGCCATGAAGCGGAATGGGCCAGCGCCAACACCTCGAACAACCCGGTGCTGACCTACAAGGTGACCGACGTCAACGGAACGCCGGTCCCGCCGCCGCAGCGCCAGCCCGGCGCCGACATCCCATCCGGCTGGCTGCAATCGATGCAGACGACCGAGCACGACATCCAGTCCGCGCTCGGCATGTACAACGCAAGCCTGGGCGCGCCGTCGAACGAGAAGAGCGGAAAAGCCATCATGGCCCGCCAGCGCGAGAGCGACGTGGCGACGTTCCATTTCATCGACAACCTGTCCCGGGCAATTCGCCAGGTCGGCCGCATTCTGGTCGACATGATCCCGCGCATCTACGACACGCAGCGGGTAGTTCGCATCCTCGGCGAAGATGGCACCGCCGAGACGGCCGAAATCAATCCGGATCAGGATGAGCCGATGATCGAGCGCCGGGACAACGCCGGCAACGTCATCGCCAAAATATACAACCCGACGCTCGGCAAGTACGACGTGACAATCAGCGTCGGACCGGCCTACACGACGAAGCGCCAGGAAGCAGCCGACTTCATGACGCAGATTGCCCAATCTCAGCCGCAACTGATGCCGCTAATCGGCGACCTGATGTTCCGCGCGATGGACATGCCCTATGCCGAGGAAATCGCCGAGCGCCTGAAGCTGATGCTGCCGCCGCAGATTATCGAGCATGAGAAGAACGAGAAGGGCCAGCAGCAGCCGCAGATTCCGCCACAGGTGCAGCAGGCCATGCAGATGGCCGGCCAGCAGATCGAGCAGTTGCAGCAGGCGCTTGGCCAGGCGCAGCAGCAGATCGAAGCCGCCGCCAGCGACAACCAGACAGAGCAGGCCAAGCTGGTAATCGATTCCCGCAAGATATCGGTCGAGGAATACAAGGCCGAGACTGAACGTATGGCGCTGCAGGTTGAAGCAATGGCCAAGCAGCAGCCGGAGCAGGGCGACGAGGCGCAGGAATCGGCTGTCTTGCAAGCGCTCATGCAGCGTGTCGAGGCTATTGCTCAAGCCGTCAGCCAGCCGCAGCAGCAGCCCGTGCAGGTATTCGTCGATGGGGGCCAGAAGCCGGTCATCAAGCGCAGCCGGGCTGTGAAGCAGGACGACGGGTCGTGGTCGATGGAAAGCGTCGAGGAAGCGATCGAACCCGAACAGGATGTCATCTGATGGCGGACTTCGCGCAAGCCTACGAACGCATGATCGCCAACGAGGGCGGCTACAAGCTGACCAATATCGACGGTGACAAGGGAGGCCAGACCTACGCCGGCATTTCCCGCATGAAAAACCCGCAGTGGCCAGGCTGGGAAGCAATCGATTCCGGAAGCGTTCCGGCCAGTGACCTTGTGCGCGGTTTCTACCGCGTACAGTTCTGGGAAAAGGTTGGTGGCGACCAGATCGGCGACCAGTCGATTGCTGAAAACATCTTCGATTTCGCCGTGAATGCCGGGCCGTCTGTTGCGGCCAAGTTGGCTCAGATCGTAGCCGGCGTGACGGCCGATGGAACGGTTGGGCCCAAGACGATTGCCGCGCTGAACAAGGCTACGGCCGAACCCTTCCGCGCTTTATATGCCCTGGCCAAGATTGCCCGCTATCGTGACATCGTCACCCGCGACCGGACACAAGCCAAATTCCTGCTCGGCTGGATCAACCGCACGCTACGGGAGGCTGCATGAGCCTGCTTTCTGACCTGATGACCGGTGGCGTTGGCTCGATCATCGAAACCGTTGGCAAGGTTGCTGGCGACCTGATCACAACCGATAAAGAGCGGGCTGTCGCCCAGCTTGAGCAGGATCGACTCGGGCTTGCTCGCGATTCCGCGTATCTCGGCGACACACAGGATGCCCGGCATATGCAGGTTTCCTCACTGCAGCAGGACGACCTTTTTGCAAAGCGCTTCATCTACTGGTTCGCCATCTGTTGGTCGGTCTTCGCGATGGCGTTCATGCTGATCGCCACCCTAGTCAAGATCCCGGCAGAGAACGCAAACACGGTCAATATCATCTTGGGATTCCTGCTCGGCACGGCCATCGCATCGATATTCAACTTCTTCCTCGGGACAACGATTCGCAGCGGGAAGAAGGACAACACCATTCTGTCGCTTTCCCAGAGATAGCCATGCAGAGCACAACAAACAATCGCCGCGCCCATGATGGGGTTGCCGCTGAAATCAAGGCATTTGTGCACGACGAACTGGCGGCCCATGAGGTTCGCGAAGGGAAGTTCATTGCCGAGCAGATCGACAAGGTAATGCAGGCTTTCCCAAATCAGGATCTGGACGGCCACTGCGACTTTCACCAGGCCAAGATCGATGCCGCAAAAGCCGAGGAAAAGTTCTGGTCTGAACTGAAGCTCGACCTTGCCAAAAAAGGGCTGTGGGGAATCATCACCGTGCTGGCCGGCATGATCGTTCTCGGCTTCGGCGCCTGGATCAGCACGATTACGCACGGAGCGCCGAAATGAACGAATACATCGTCACGCGCAAGAGCGACGGCACCGAGGTCTATCGTTATTCATCGGACACCACAGTCGAGTGGAGCGGCATGGAGTTCGCCACGCACGACCACACGCCAATTTCCCCGGCCGCCGATCCCGTTTCGCTGCCACTCGGTGCAGTGTTCAGCAAGCTTGCCTACCTGCGCCGCTTCACGCAGGAAGAGCGCATTGCCATTCGTGCTGCCGCCACCCAAAGCCCGGCGCTGGCCGACTACCTGGCCCTGCTTGAACTGGCCGAAGAAATCGATACTGGCGATGCCGATACGATAGCGGCGGTCCATATGCTTGAACAGCTTGGCCTGCTTGCCGCCGGCCGAGCGCTGGAGATTCTCAATGGCTGAGTTTTACTGCGACATTTCGGCAATCGGCAACGAGTATCAAGCCTATGCCGACACGCCGACCACCTGGGGCGTCCCGCAAGACGGCAACGGCAAGGCCGGCCCCGGTCACTCTGCCGCCGTGGCGATTGCAACAATCGATTGCGCCTCTGCGTCGGCCTCCGGTGCGGGGTCTTTGAGCCTGCTTGGTCAGACGGTATCAAGCACGCTGACAGGCTCAGGCGCTACGCTGGCTACGAACATCGCGGCGGCGATCAACTCCTACGCTACGGCAGTCACGGCTACCTACTCGGCATTGCTGTTGCCGCTGAACAAGCTGGTCTACGCCCGCGTCAATCCTGGCACGTCAACCCAAGTACAGATCATGCTGCGGATCGCCGGGGCTGACTGGAACGGTATGGTTCCGGCGTCAGCTGGAACGTGGGGAACGGCGCCAACGATGGGGGCCTTTGCCGGCGGTTCCGACGGGCCATTCGCCTATTTGATGAAGGACACCACGGTATTCGGCAAGACGCTTGGAAACTATGGTCAGCTCGTCTCTGCCGCTTCGGCAGCGGTGACAAACAATGCCGCTGCCGATATAACGCACGTTCGCACCAAGCGTGCCGGAGCAAACCTCTCAGCTTCTTTCAGCTCCGCTGCTGCAACCTATTGGTGGGCGAATCGCAACTTCCTATTCGACGATGGCACGAAATGGAATGACGGTTCCAGCTCTGGCGGAAAGCTGACATTCACGCTCCGGACAACCAATAGCAATACTTCGTCTCTCGAATTCAAGATCGGCTCAAGCAACACCCTGGCTCTGGTCAGTCGGAGCGACGGCAATTTTGAATTTGCCATCGGGGCAGCAAATGCAACGGCGTCAAACGTCATTGCGTTCTCTCTCGACGGAAGGAGTTCAAAAACCATCGTCAAAAAATGCAGACTGGTCGAAACATCAGACAGCATCGGCATGGGAAACACGTGGTGGACGGACAACGGGCTTGCGGTTTCCGGTTTCTTCGACGCGACCGACAATTTCTTCCAGTCCCGCAGCACTGGCAAGGTGATGGGCGCGCTTTACGGCAGCTCGTCGAGCGGTAGGATAACGCTGAACGGCAGCGTGCATGAAGTCGTTGCCGCAACTGGGCCGATCGGGAAAATCGCGCATCTATCCGGGGCCGACTCCAGCGGCTACATCGACTGGATCGGCGGCCGAATCTACGACTCAAACGGCGTGTATCGCTGTGTTTCTCCTTTCCAGCTCTACAACAACACGTCTTCCAGCGTCGAGGCCGTCTGCGATGGGGTGGTCGGCGTCACCGACGCATCGGTTGGTTTTGTTGCCAGCATGACGGGGCGCTCGCGTCTGTACTGGTCGTCCCCGGAAGGGCCGAATCGCGGATTCCGTTACGAAGACCACAAGATGGTGGTCGACTGGAAGGATGACGGAACCTTTCCGGACTGCGGCGCACCTGGCCCATGGGGCGGCACATGGTCACATCGGATTACATGGGGTCAGGCGCCCAGCATGTGGCAGGCAGTTACCCCGCTCAAGCAGTCGTTCTTCTACCGATCGGCAGCGGCCAGCAAAACCGTGACGCTTGAGCTATACACGCCCGACGCGACAACGATCTATCAGGACGAGATCGAGCTGACCATCAATTACCTCGATTCCAGCGACGTGTGGCACACGGAAACCCGGTATGGGGTTCGCATCGACGCGCTCGGTTCGCGGGCTGCTCTGGCCACCAGCGCGAAGTCCTGGACATCCAATGGAGTGGCCAGCTACAGCGCGAAGAAGGTCGAGATTACTACCGCCTACGCCATCAAGTCGGGCAGCGAGGTGATGATGCGCTTCTCGTTGTGCGCGTACAGAGCAACGCCGATCACGATCTACGCATCGCCTGAGCTGGGTGTGTCATGACAGCTATTTGGCAACACGTTGGACTTCCCTTCGTGACATCGAAAAAGATTGATGTTCCGGGCAACAACAACGGCGTTTTCGGCCAAACATTCGCCGTCGAGCGCCTGCCCAGCGAACCGATTGGCGATCACACGCTGACCCTTGAAAACGTCGTTGTTGGCTCGCGCATCGCCATCCGCGACCAAGCCGGCACCACGACGCTGTTTGACGACGTGGCAGCGACATCGACGGTGACAGTGACGCTTCCCGTGAATGGCTCCGGATCGCCGCTGAATGACTGGCGGATCAAGGTTCGCAAGGCCAGCGCCGCCCCTTTTTACCAGCCCTACGAAACGCTGATGACCGCGACGGTAGGCAGTTCTTCCATTTACGTTTCCCAGATCCCGGACGAGTGAGGCCGCAATGACCATCAACACGACTTTCGCCATTGCGACCAATGGCAACATCACCGGCAGCGCCTTCGTGCCGGGCACCGATACCCGATTCTCGACGCTTGAGCTGCACCAGTGGCTGCAAGACCTTGCGGACGACTCGGCGCCGACCGGCGATGACAATGTATCCATCCTTGGCAGCAACCCATCGGAGCTGGCCGGTAAGCGAAACGCCAGCCGGCCGATGGCGCTTACTCTGCTCAACGGCATCAACATCGACGATGCGGCGGCACGCTGGTTCAAATTCGGATCAATCGAGCAGCAGGCCGGCGCGGTTCTCTATACCGGCCTCAAGGTGCTCGGGACGCTGGTCGCATCAAGCCCGATCTACATCATCCAGAACGCGGCGAAGGTGACCAAATACTGGAGCGACGCCGACTCGGCAAACTTCCAGATCCTGCTCAAAGCCAAGGCAGCCGGCACCCTGATCGACTCGGGCAACGCCACGGTATATTCGCGCAAGTACGGCCAGACCTATTCGCATTTCGATGTGAATCTGGCGGCCGGCGGCGAACAGGCGGCGGCGCTCTCGACCTCGCTCGATACCAACGTCAACGCGGCAGTGATGACGCCGACCATTGCCGCCGGCTACTTCTCCACGGCCATCGGTGGCACGGCTACGCCCGGCACGCAGAAAATCACGCTGACCTATGGCGACACCACGCAAGACTTGGGCGGCGGGCAGGGTTCGCTGCTGCACAAGGGGACGATTACCCTGGACGGCTCAACGTCTCTCGCCGATGCCTACCAGGCGCTGATGTGGGCCTGCTCGGAGTCGAGCACGATCACGTTCAATGCGATCCCCGGTTTTCGCTACCGCGTCCTGCCGGGCCAAGCCTACGCCGAGAACGTCCCGGCACCGTTCGGATCGTTCGCGGGCGGCAAGTGGTTCGTTGCTCAGGGCTGGTGGCTGGCCGGCGTGATGGCCGGCGACTCCAAGAATTACCAGTTGATTTCGCACATCGGGACGACGGAAACGCCGCCCACGTCCGTAGCCGTGCAAGTTTCTGGAATCGTCTCCGGTGACTATGTGCTGGTCGCCCGGGATAACGGTTCCGGCGGATTCGCAACCGATACCACGCTGGCCAGTTCGGCAACTTCCGGGGCAACAACGGTAACGCTCACCGCCGCGCCATCTGACACGCCGACCGCGCCGGGGTCGCAGGCCTGCTACATCCGCATAAACGGCAATCGGCACACCTACACCGGTCGCGCCGGGAACGTCATCAGCGGATTGTCTCCGGCTGTTCCAGCTGGTGGCTACGCATCCGGCCTGCCGGTGTTCATTCCGCTCATCGATGCAGCAGCGACCGGGACCAGCATTCAGTCGGCAAACTTCCAGTACGGCAGCAGCTTTACATGCCGGTACCGGGTTCGCAACGGCGGCGGATCGCCGATTGTGCCGTTTGAATCGACGCTGTCCGTCACCTCGACGGGCGGCTCCGGAACAGCCGTGCGGAACGCGGACGCCTAAACCATGGCCATTACGATCGATTGGGCGAACGGCATCATCGAAAGCACGGCATCCATTACGGACCTGCCGGCTTTCCATGCCGCGCTGCGCGATCTTGAGGACGACTCAACCGGGGCGATTTTTCCGGTTACCCATACATGGAAGGCCCTCGACCTCGGCGGCGGGGCATTCTTCTACCAGGCCGACCTGATCAACGGGTACCGGTTGAAATTCATCGGCGCCGGTCCATTCCAGATCAGCGGAAACCTGAACGGCGCGATCATCGATACCGGCGTACAGATCGAGCGCAAGACCAGCGCGGCATTCGCTACAACGGCGGTTGGCGGCTCCGGCCCATCCGCTGAGAGCATCGCCGCAGCCGTCCTCGCCGCCCTCAATGCAACCACCATCCCGGTCGACGTGCAAAAAATACGCAGCCAGGCGCTTGTTGGCACAGGTACCGAAGCCGACCCATGGAACCCGGCCTAAATGTCCGCCTGGGGTAAATCGTTCGGCTCGGCCTGGGGTAGCGCATGGGGCCAGGTTGCGAAGCCACCGGTAAAGCACGAAACCGGTTGGCTCGGTGGCGGGGCCGGACTCTACGACCACCGGCAGAGCGAGGAAGAGAAGAGGGCGGAACGCGAGCAACTCGGCATCCTGCCGCCGGAGGTCAAGCGTGCTGTCGAGGTTGTTGCTCGGATCGAGGCGCGAAACCCGGTTGCCGCGACAGCCGATGATAGCCGGGCCGCCGTCGAGGCGCTGGCCAGAGAGCTTGAGCGCGATGAAATCGCATGGCGCGACTTTTACGCCGACCTGCTGCGCGAAGAGCTGCGCCGGCTGATCGGCGACGAACTGGCCCAGCGCATGCGGTCATTGATCGAGGAGCAGGACGAGGAGCAGGCAATCCTGCTGCTCCTGGCCGAAATGTAACGAACCGCTTCACCCAACAGAACCCGCCCTGAGCGGGTTTTTTTACGCCTACCGATGGGCATTCATCGGGTTTGATCTTGGAGATTATCCATGTCTGAAGAAGTAGAACTGCAACAGGCCGCAGTCGAAACCACGCCTGAAACTGCCGCGCAACAACCGGAAACGGCACCGGAACAGCAGACCGACGCGGATACCGCGGCGCAGGCCAAGAAGGACGACGAGGAAGAGCATCGTGTCCCAAAGGGCGTGCAGAAACGTATCGACCGACTGACGCGCGAGAAATACCAACTGCAGGCCCAGCTTGAGGTATTGCGGCAACAGCCGCAGGCGCCCCAGCAACGCCAGCAGCAGGATGCACCGGCAGCAGCCCCGAAGCTGGATCAGTTCGCATCGATCGAGGAATACATCGATGCCATGGCCGAACACAAGGCAGCGCAGAAAGCGGATGAAGTTTTCCGCAAGCGCGATGCCGAGCAGTCGGCCACGAAACAGCAACAGGAAAGCGCCCGTGTCCGCGAAGGTTTCACCAAGGCAATGGACGACGCACGCACTGCCTACGACGATTTTGACGACGTGGTTGATAACCCCGACGTTCCGATCTCGCAGGGCATGGCCGAAGCCATCATGCGCAGCAAGAACGGCGCAGACGTGGCGTATTACCTGGGCAAGAACCCTGATGAAGCCGTCCGCCTGGCGAACCTCGATCCCTTCTCCGCCGCCGTCGAAATTGGGCGCCTCGCGGCAACCATCGTAAGACCGCAGCCCCGCAAAGCATCAAATGCACCGCCGCCCATTCAGCCCATCGGCGCTCGCGCAACCCCGGTATCCGATCCGGAAAAGATGAGCACCGAAGAATGGCTGAAGTGGCGTAACGGCCAGCTCAAGAAGCAACGCTGACCGCCAAACGAAACCAACCCAATGAACCCGCTCCGGCGGGTTTTTGCATTTCTGGAGATTGAAAAATGAATACCATTCTTACCCCGACCATGGTCACCCGCGAAGCGCTGCGCGTCCTGCACCAGAAGCTGAATTTCGTTGGCAACGTGGTGCGCGATTACGACGATTCCTTCGCCAAGAAGGGCGCCAAGATCGGCGACACCATCAAGGTTCGCCTGCCGAACCAATACACCGTCCGCACCGGTGCCGCGCTGTCTGCCCAGGACACCACGGAATCAAGCGTTTCGCTGCAGATCAGCACGCAGAAGGGCGTCGACTTGAACTTCACGTCGTCCGAACTGACGCTGTCGCTGGACGACTTCAGCGAGCGCATTCTGAACCCGGCCATGTCGGTGCTGGCCGCCAACATCGAAGCCGATGCCCTGTCCATGGCGATCGACGTGTATCAGGCAGTGAACAACATCGGTTCGGCCATCACGCTGAACAAGGTGCTGACCGGCCGCAAGGCGCTGCAGGATTCCTTGGCACCGGCTGACAACAACCGCACTTGCCTGCTCAACACGCAGGACAACGTCGACTTGATCGACGCCCTGAAGGGTCTTTTCCAGGACTCGACCGCAATCAGCAAGCAGTACAAAGAGGGCATCATGGGCCGCACCGCCGGCTTTGATTTCTACGAGAACACACTGCTTGCGAACCAGCTGACCGGCACCGCGCTGAGCGCTTCGACCTACACGGTCAACGGCGCCACGCAGACCGGTTCCGGCGTCATCGTGGCGACCGGTGCGACGACCTTCAAGAAGGGCGATGTGATCACCTTCGCTGGTTGCAACCGCGTGCATCCGGAAACCAAGGCCGATACCGGCGCGCTGCAGCAGTTCGTCGTCACTGCAGACTATGCCGGCGGCGCGGGCACCATCGCAATCTCGCCGGCCATTGTCACATCGGGCGGTGCGCAGAACGTCGCGGCCTCACCGACCAACGGCGGCGCCGTCGTTAAGGTTGGCGGCGCTTCGGCGATCTACAAGCCGTCTCTGGTCTTCCACAAGGAGGCCTTCGCCTTCGCCACGGCTGACCTGCTGATGCCTCAGGGCGTCCATTTCGCCGCCCGCGAAGTGATGGACGGTGTTTCCATGCGGATCGTCCAACAGTACGACATCAACAACGACAAGTTCCCTTGCCGCCTCGATGTGCTGTACGGCTACAAGACGCTCCGCGCCCAGCTGGCCGCCCGCATCCTGTCCAACTGATGCACCCGCCCCGCTTCGGCGGGGCATTTCCCCTACTGGAGAAAATCATGGAAATTGTCGAATACCCAAAGCAACTCTACCGCAGCGGCTGGGACGATCTGTCCGATACCGTTGTGGTCAACTCGACCGAGGAAGAGGAAGCCGCCCGCGCCGATGGCTTTAAGCACCTGGCTGAACCCGACAAGGCCACGCGCAAGGCGAAGGCCGAACCGGCCAAGGCTGAATAATCATGGCGACTGCGCAGACACTCATTACCCGGGCGCTGCGCCTGCTTCAAGTCGTTGGCTCCGGCGTGACACCGGAAGCCAATGATCTTGCGGACGGCCTCACCGCGCTAAATTCCATGCTGGAAGGCTGGCGCAATCAGCCGCAAGCCGCCTGGACGACGGACGAAATCACCGGCAACCTGACCGGCGGCCAGCAGTCCTATACGATCGGCCCGGCCGGCGCCATCGTCGCCACGCGCCCGATCAGGATCGAGAACGCCCGGATCCGGATCAACGGCGTCAATTACCCGCTGCAGATCATCACACAGGACCAGTGGGCGGCCATTCGCGTGCAGACGCTGAGCAGCAACATCCCGCGCTACCTGTACTCGAACGGCGACTATCCGCAAGCCACCCTGAACCTGTGGCCAGCGCCTTCGCAGTCGGCGCAGATCATCCTCGGCGTGCTGCATCCATTCTCGGCATTCGCGGCGGTTGGTGATGCCGTCAGCTTTCCGCCTGGCTACGAGGAAGCGATTGCCTACCAGCTCGCCATTCGCCTCTCTCCTGAATACGGTGTGCCGATTTCTGCCGAAGTGGCCAGGATTGCCACCGAGTCGCTGGCCGCCATCAAGCGCATGAACTACGAACCGATCACCACCAACCTCGGCCTGGGCGGCGGCCGGCGCTACAACATTTACGCGGATTTCTGACCATGAGACTTCCCATTGCATCAAGCATTGAGTCGAGAGACGGAACGCTTTCCAAGGATGCCAAGCTGGTGAATTGCTTTGTGTCTGTTGAGAACGAACAGTCTTTTGTCGTCAAGCGTCCTGGCCTTCTGAAAACTGTCGCAGCAGCGGCCGGCCCTGGCCTCGGCATGGTGTCGTGGGAAGGCAACATGTACCACGGTATCGGGGCGACGATTTACCAGACGAGCTATGCCAGTATTCCGAGCGGCGCAGGTGGTGGCGGGGGGGCTTCATATTCACAAACTGCTGTTTTTCCAAGCCTGTCATGCAAAACCCTTGCAAAGAAGGGATCGGCTCTATTTTTTGTTGATATATATTCAACAAGCATGCTCTACACGTCTACAGATGGTGAGACATGGAATCAAATATCATCAAACACGGTAGGTTATGAAGGAACTTGCCCTCCAACTCGCGTTTGGGCAAATGATTCCTACTTGTTTGGGACCGATGGAAGCGATGCATGGCGATCGCCAGATGGTATTTCATGGACGAATATTGGCGCGCTATCTGCGGCAGATTTTTCCTCTGATGTTGGTGATGTAACCATCTGGGACGGATCGAAATTCATCAACATAAAATCATCGGCGTGGGTAAAAACATCAACCAATTTCACGTCGTGGACCAGTACAGGCACTTCGTATTTCCCCTCGACTAGTGGCGGGTTTGTATTTTTTGGAGGGAATTACCTTGCCATGCATTATTCTGGATCACTTGTTAAATCTACTGACCTTGTTACGTGGTCTGAACAGTTAATTCCGGGGTATGTAAATTCAGGTGGACGTGTTTTTATCAAGGCCAATGCAACGAAGATTTATCTAGTAGAGCTGATATTTGGATCTTCAACAGTGAAGGTCTTTGATCTCAGCTCAGAATTTGTTGCAACACAAATTTACTCCGGTTCATATTCCGGTCCTATTTTCAATGATGCCCTTAACTACAGCCAATATCTGGGCAATGACATTTACACGGCAAGCGGAGGTAATGGGGCAAGCCCGCCTTCGTATATTCACAAGCTCGTTGGTTCTGCCCCAACTTATACGACGCCATCGAATTCCTATGGCTTCACTACCCCAACCGCAGGCCTTCCTCTGTCTTGGGTCGGCACATCGCCGGGCGCCTACACTAAAAAGATGTTCATCAAGAACACGGAGCGGGCCTGGACGCTGACGCTCGGCACCCCGGGAACGCTGACCCAGGTAACGGACGCCGACTATCCGGCAGTCACAGTGCCGGGAGCCGTCTATCTCGACGGCTACTTCTTTGTGATGGATGCGAACGGCACCATCTACAACTGCGACCTCGAAAATCCGGATAGTTGGAACTCGCTGAACTACATCACAGCAGAGGCCGAATGGGACAAGGGCGTTGCCATCGCCAAGCATCAAAATTATGTGCTGGCTCTCAAAGACTGGACCTGTGAGCTTTTCTACGATGCAGCCAACCCGACCGGATCGCCGCTGGCCAAGGTGGCCAACGCGGCTATTCAGCTCGGGTGCGCGCAAGGCTACTCGGTTACCCAATTCCACGGCGGCCTTGTGTTCATGTCAAAAACCCGCGAGAAGGGGCGCAGTGTGCATGTCTTCCCGGTCAATGGCATCGATCCACAGGAAATCGCCACGCCGGCTGTGCAGCGCATCTTGAATGCCGCCGACCTGACAAGCGTCTCGGCATGGGGCGGGAAGATTGCCGGCCGAGTGCTGTACGTTCTGAATCTTGTCACGGCCAATATCACGCTCGTCTATGACTTCTCGACACAGACATGGGCGCAATGGACCAGCGACACGGCGGGCGCAGAGGGGCATTTCCTGTGCGGTTTCTACGCCACAGACGGAAACCGAGACTACTTGCTTCACGAATCGACGGGCGACGTGTTTTCACTGACGATGGATGCCTACCAAGACAATGGGGCGAACATCAAGGTGCTCGCCAGAACGGGCCGAATCGATGCTGGAAACCTTGACCGCAAGACCATGCGAGCGCTGTCAGTGGTCGGTGACCAGGCCGCAACCAGCGTCAGCGTGCAATCTTCCGATGATGACTATCAGACCTTCTCCGCCGCGCGGACGGTATCGCTGGCCAGTCTTCCGGCCCGACTGACGCGCTTGGGGATGTTCCGTCGTAGATCCTTCGACATTCGACACGTCGACAACACGCCGCTGCGCCTATTGGCGCTCGATGCGGAGATTGAGCAAGCGAGGTAACAAAATGGCATTCAATAATTCAACCCCAAATATCGGCGATGTAGCCGACGGCAGAACGTCATATTCCAACGGCGGCGCAACCTTGACGCCATTTGCCGGGACGAAATGGAATGGCTCGAATTGGGTTCAGCCGGGCAGCCTGCAGTCGCTTTCATACGAACAGGTTCGAGATGATGCAAACCCGTTCGGCCAGGAGGCGAAGCGGTATCAAGGAAGCCTCGCAAACCTGCTCCAGAACCCCGGGGCGATGGCATCAAACCCGATGTACCAGTATTCCTTCGATCAGGGAATGGAGGCGATCAACAGGACTGCAGCAGCAAAAGGGCAGCTGGGCAGCGGAAACCGCTTGATGGAGTTGAACAAGTTCGGGCAAGGCGAGGCGTCGAAGAACTTCTTCAATTTGGCCGACCTGTACGCCACGCTATCGGGCGCTAAATCGCAGAACGCAGCCGGAGCGGCACAAGCTGGCGTTTCTGCAGCCAAGGCTCAGGCCGACGCGGCAAATGGTGTCAGGCCAATTCACATGTCGGGCGGCATGGATATGGGCAATTTCCAAACCATGCAACTTTACTAAGGGGCGATCATGCTACAGAGCATTGAAAATGGGCAACGCATGGGGCGCGTCAGTCTCGCCGACCTGGCCGGCTGGGAGAGCGCATTTCGTGGCGCAGGAAACCAAGGTGGGCTTGACCAGGGGCCGCCCACAATGTCTTTGCGCGATATGGTTTCACAGCCGGAACCTCAGGGGAACTTCATGCGCAACAACACGACCGGCGCGGTGGTGAATTTCGACAGCCAGCCGCAAGGGCAAGGGCAGGGCCAGCTGCCGGATTACGCGCAGCCGATCGAGATTGCAGGCTACGGCAAGGGCTATAGAACCAAGGGCGACCCATACGGTGTCATTCTGGCTGACGGCCGCTCGCTGCAGATTGGCGTTGATCGTGATGCGACCATTAAGCGGCAACGGGAAGCGCTGGACATGGAAAGCCGCCAGCTCGGCAACCAGCTGACGCTGGCGCAGATCGCCGCCGCCGGCCGCCGGGAAGCGCCGATCTATCAGCATGTCGAGACGCCGAACGGCATGATGGTTTTCAACCCGAGAACGGGCGAATTGACGGCGCCTGCCGGCCAGGTCGGGCAACCGATGCAGACGAAGGAACAGATTCAGCGGTCAAACGATGCGACGGCAGTCATGGAGCTGACGGACCAGGCCGTTAAGCCGATTCAGGATGCACCTGGGAGCTATATCGGTGCCGCTGGAAATCAAATTGGCCGGGTTATCGGGATGGACACTAAAGCGAGCAAAGCACAAGCTCAGCTTGATGTATTGGCTGGATCGTTGGTCTCTAAGATGCCAAAAATGAGCGGACCGCAATCAGATAAGGATGTTGCCATGTATAAGCAAATGGCAGCAAATCTAAACGATCCAACTTTGCCAACATCTGCAAAAGTTGCTGCAATGACTACGCTTCGCGAACTCAATTCAAAATACGCCACAGGCTATAAAGGCCCTACCGGCGCTGCACTGGAGGCCGTTAACGAAGCGAAAGAAGCAATTTCAAAGGGAGCGGCTCGAGATGCTGTCGTGAAGCGCCTTGAACAACTTGGCGTCACCAACCACGGACTATAAATCATGGGAATTTTTGATGATCTAGTGCCTGAACAAACTGCACAGCCGAAGCAGGAAAAGGGCGCGCTCGACTGGCTTGCCGATACATTCGGACCCAATGGCAATCTACGCGGCTCGTCTATTGGCGGGGTAATGCAGGGCATGGCCGACCCGGTTGTGGGCGCAGTTCAGACGGTGGCCAACCTTCCTATGGTCAAGGGGTTATTCGGTGACCTTGTCAATGACGCGGTGAAAACGAAGAGCGCAGAGTATGAGTCGGCCAGGTCATCTGCCGGCCGCAGTGGTTTCGATGCTGCGCGCCTGGTCGGCAATGTGGCAAGCCCGGTCAATCTGGCTGTTGCGGCCAAGGTTCCGCTTGCCGCGACGACAATGAGCCGCATCGGTCAAGGCGCTGCGCTTGGCGGCGCTTCTGGCGCGATGGAGCCAGTCACCGACACTGAGAACTTCTGGCCGGAAAAGCTGAAGCAAGTCGGCGCGGGAACGGTCGGCGGGGCGGTGGCTACGCCGATTCTTGGAAAGCTCGGAGACAAGCTAGTCCGCAAATCATCGGCCGGCGTGGCGCAGGCGACGCAGCAGGAAGTTGATGCCGCTGTTGATTCTGCTTTGCAGGGTACCGGGCAAACAGCGGCCGATATTTCACCGCAGATGCTTCAGGGCTTGCGCGATGAAGTGTCCAAGGCATTCAGCAGCGGCCAGAAACTTGACGCGGCTGCTCTTCTCCGAAAGAAGGATTTTGAGGCCTCCGGAATTGACCCATTGCTCGGCCAGATCACCCGCGACCCGATGCAGTTTGCCAAAGAACTGAACCTGCGCGGGCTGGCCGGCGTTGGCGATCCGATTGCAGCCCGGTTGAATAGCCAGGCTCTGGCTCTGAAAAACGGCGTCGGGCAATACGCCGGGGATGCTACGGAGGCTTTCAAGGCGGGTGACCAACTCAGCACTTCGCTGAAGGGTATCGACGACGCCATGCGCCAGCGTGTGACCGGGCTTTATCAAGCAGCAAGGAACGACGCTGGCAAAGACCTCGATGTTCCGCTGCAAGGCTTGGCGCAGGATTACGCACAGATTCTTCAGGACTTCGGCGACAAGGTTCCATCGGGCGTTCGCAACAACCTGAACGCGCTGGGTCTTGACCCGCTGAACCCGTCGAACCAGAAAAAGCTATTCACCATTGAGGACGCAGACAAGCTACTGAAGGTCATTAACCAGAACGACCCAGGAATGGTGGACAAGCCAATGTCGACGGCACTGTCTAGCCTCCGCAATGCGGTCAAGAATGCGGTGCTGTCTGCAGATGCAACTGGCGGCCCGTTCAAGCCAGCCGTCGATGCAGCGGCGCAACGCTTTCGACTGCACGAGGCTATCCCCTCGCTTGAGGCAGCAGCCAATGGATCGACTGCCGCAGATGACTTCGTGAAGCGGTTCGTCATCAATGGGAAAGTCAATGATGTGCGCGGCATGGGCAAGTTGCTGGCCTCGGTCGACAAGGGCGCATACAACCAGGCAAGGTCACAGCTTGGGGCAGACCTTCAGCGCGCTGCATTTGGTGAGAACATGGCCGGTGACAAGGGGTTCGCACAGGAGCGGTTCAACAAGCGGCTGCGCGAACTCGGTACCGACAAGCTGGCGGCTTTCTTTTCGCCTGAAGAGATTTCCAACCTGAAGACGCTGGGACGGGTTGGCTCTTACATCACCTCGCAGCCGGCCGGGTCTGCTGTGAATAACAGCAACACGGGGTCGGCGCTGTTCAATCTGGCGACCAAATTACCAGGCGGTGGAATGATCGGGAACGTGGCGTCAGGAATCAACGCGGTGACTCGTTCCGTCAAGAACGCGACCACCGCGAAGAATGCCCTTGCTGCTGAAGTCCCGGTCAGTGCGGCCGACCTCACGCCGCAACAGGCCAACATGCTCGCCTTCATCATGAGTGGCGGGGCTGTCGGAGCTGGCGCGGCGGCGTCCGGGTCGATACGAAAGTAGGAAGGCGTAGAAGGCGACCCCTAACGGGGCCGTCAAATACTTTAGCCACTCAAAATCCATTTGCGAAGTATAGGACAACCCATGGCAGTAGGACTACCTCCAATCACCGGCATTCAGTTGCTCGACCGCTGGCTATCCACGTTCTGGAAAGCCGTCCGCACCGGCCAAGTCTTCGATGAGGCCAAAACCACAACCACAGTCGGCGCGGCCGGCGGTGCTTCGGCGCTTCCGGCGACGCCGGCCGGCTACGTCACAACGACCGTCAATGGCCAGACGGTCAAGATTCCGTATTACCTGCCATGAACGCCAAAATCATCAGCATGGCCGAATGGAAGGCCGCCCACCCGCCGGTATTGATCTGCTGGCAGCACGGTCTGGCCTGCGCGGTGGCCTGGCAGGAGCTATGCGCAAAGCTGTATTTCGGCTATTCGTAAAAGCGTGTGGAATGGTGCCAACCAGAGTCGGTGGATTTCGTATGGACTTCACGCCCGCACAGAACCTGTCTTCACCCAACGAAGGATGCCAAGATGGCATGCCGACGTAAGACAAACGCCGTTAGCCATTCCCCTGTGCGTGCGCTTTCCATCACACCCGCACCAGCATTTTTTGCGCGACTTAGGCACGATAGGCTCGGCGTAGCGAACATTTTCCGTTGCAGAGCCCATTTGGCCCCATGCGTCAGTGCCGCCCTGCATTGCGGCCTTGAGCGCGGCAGGTGACAGCTTGTTCATGTCAACCATGTTTTTCTCTTCCACACTGTTTTGCGAATAGCCTGTATTTCGGCGCTTTTCGCGTTCTACAAAAATAAATCGACCGCGCATCAATGCGGGTTTCAAGGCGTCATTTATATCTAATTTTGTAGAAACAAAGACCGGTAATGATCATTGAGTCCGTTGCGGCGCGTGGCTTCTGGTCAATTTGGTCTAGCTAAAGTAGGATTATACCTTTTGGGGCGCAGTAGTCTGGCTGATGGCGGCTGGATACGGCCCGATCGGACAGCGTTCATGAAACCAGTCAAGAAATCCGCCAAGCTCGCCAACGTCTGCTACGACATCCGCGGCCCCGTGCTGCAGATGGCCAAACAGATGGAGGACGAGGGGCACAAGATCATCAAGCTGAACATCGGCAATCTGGCCGCGTTCGGTTTCGATTCGCCGGAAGAAATCCAGCAAGACATTATTCGCAATCTGCCCAATGCGGCTGGTTACACCGATTCCAAGGGGATTTTTGCGGCGCGCAAGGCGATCATGCACTACACCCAGGAAAAGGGTATCAAGGGTGTGACACTCGATGATATCTACGTCGGCAACGGCGTGTCCGAACTGATCGTGATGGCGATGAATGCTCTGCTCGATGCCGGCGACGAGGTACTGGTGCCGGCTCCGGACTATCCGTTGTGGACGGCCGGGATCAGCCTCTCCGGCGGGACGCCGAAGCATTACCTGTGCGATGAAGAGAATGGCTGGTACCCCGATCTGAACGACATCCGCAGCAAGATCACCACGAAAACCCGGGCCATCGTCATCATCAACCCGAACAACCCGACCGGCGCCCTGTATCCGGATGACCTGCTGAAGGAAATTGTCGAGATTGCCCGCCAGCATCATCTGATCATCTACGCCGACGAGGTGTACGACAAGGTGCTCTACGACGATGTGACGCACACCTCGATTGCGTCCTTGTCCGACGATGTGTTGACCATTACCTTCAACGGTCTTTCCAAGAACTACCGGTCCTGCGGCTATCGTGCCGGCTGGCTGGTGGTTTCCGGCGACAAGCGTCACGCCAAGGATTACATCGAAGGCCTCGATATGCTGGCCTCGATGCGTCTGTGCGCCAATGCGCCGGGCCAGCACGGCATCCAGACGGCGCTTGGCGGGTATCAGAGCATTGACGATCTGGTTGGTGACGGTGGGCGCATGCGGCGTCAGCGGGATATCGCTTACGACCTGATTACCGCGATTCCGGGCGTCAGTTGCGTCAAGCCCAAGGCGACCCTGTACATGTTCCCGAGGCTCGACCCGAAGATCTACCCGATCAAGAACGACCAGGCCTTCATCACCCAATTGCTGCAGGAAGAAAAGGTCCTGCTGGTGCAGGGGACCGGCTTCAACTGGCCGCATCCGGATCATTTCCGGCTGGTTTTTCTGCCGCATGAAGATGACTTGAAGGAGGCGATCGGCCGCATTGCGCGCTTCCTGGAAAATTATCGCAAACGTCACAATACGCAAGCAGTCACTCAAGTTAACCAACCCAAGTAAAGTCAGACCATGAAACCCATTAATGTTGGCCTTATCGGCATCGGCACCGTCGGCGGTGGCACCTGGAATGTCCTGAAGCGCAATGCGGACGAAATTGCCCGCCGCGCCGGCCGGCCGATTCGCATTACGACCGTGGCCGACAAGAATGTCGAACTGGCCAAGCAAGTGACGGGTGGCGAAGCGCGCGTTACCGATGATGCTTTCTCGCTGGTCAACGATCCGGAAATCGACATCATTGTCGAACTGATCGGTGGTTACGGTGTGGCCAAGGAAGTCGTCATGCAGGCGATCGCCAACGGCAAGCATGTGGTGACCGCCAACAAGGCGCTGCTCGCCGTGCATGGTACGGAAATCTTCAATGCTGCCCAGCAAAAGGGTGTCATGGTTGCCTTCGAAGCGGCCGTTGCCGGCGGCATTCCGGTCATCAAGGCGTTACGCGAGGGCCTCAGCGCGAACCGTATCGAGTGGGCGGCCGGCATCATCAACGGCACGACCAATTTCATCCTGTCGGAAATGCGCGACAAAGGCCTGTCCTTCGATACCGTACTGAAGGAAGCGCAGCGCCTGGGTTATGCCGAAGCCGATCCGACCTTCGACATCGAAGGAGTCGATGCGGCCCACAAGGCAACGCTGATCGCCTCCATCGCCTTCGGCATCCCGGTCCAGTTCGACAAGGCCTACATCGAAGGCATCACCAAGCTGGAAGCCTCGGACATCAAGTACGCCGAACAACTCGGCTACCGGATCAAGCTGCTCGGCATTGCCAAGCGCCGGAGCAATGGTATCGAACTGCGCGTCCATCCGACGCTGATCCCGAGCAAGCGCCTGATCGCCAATGTCGAAGGGGCGATGAATGCGGTGCTGGTCAAGGGTGATGCCGTCGGCGCCACGATGTACTACGGCAAGGGCGCCGGCGCCGAGCCGACCGCTTCCGCCGTGATTGCCGATCTGGTCGATGTCACCCGCCTGGCCACCGCCGATGCCGCGCACCGCGTGCCGCATCTGGCCTTCCAGCCGGATGCCATGTCCGACTTGCCGGTGTTGCCGATGAGCGAGATCGAAACCGGCTATTACCTGCGCTTGCGCGTCGAAGACAAGCCGGGCGTGCTGGCCGATGTGACGCGCATCCTGGCCGATCAGGGCATTTCCATCGACGCCATGCTGCAACGCGAGCCGGAGGAAGGCGAGGGCGAGACCGATATCATCATCCTTACCCACGTTTGCAAGGAAAGCGCCGCCGATGCAGCAATTGCCAGGATCGAAGCACTGGCGGCCCAGAAGGGCAAGGTCAAGCGCATTCGTCTGGAAGAGCTGCAGTAATCTGCTGCGTCGGCTTGTTTGAACAACGGGAGCTTCATGCTCCCGTTTTGTTTTTCGGCGGGCCGAAAGAATGCTCCGTCAGCGATTGATTGCCGGCTCGCCGCACAGTTCGCCAAGCCGCTGCAGGGCCGAATCGATGACCGGTGTGTAGGGCGCGCCGCAGTTCAGGCGGATGAAGCCGTCGAAGCGATTGGAGTTTGAAAACATCAGGCCCGGGGCGATGAAGATTCCCTCGGCCAGCGCTGCATCGAACAGGGCGCGGGATGACAGGCCGTCCGGCAGCTCGACCCAGAGGGCCAGCCCGCCATCGGGGTCGGTGAGTCGGGTACCGGCCGGAAAATAGCTGGCGATCGCTTCGGCTGTCCGTGCCCGCTGGGCTTTGAGGCAGGCGCGCAGGCGGCGCAAATGACGCTCGTAGGCACTGGATGCCATGAAATCGGCCGCCGCCAGCTGGGCCAGTTCTTCGTTGTAGCGGCTCTGCGCATATTTGAGCATTTCCACCCGCGACTGCCAGCGGCCGGCGTTCATCCAGCCGAGGCGCAGGCCCGGAGCAAGGATCTTGTGCAGCGAGGCGCAGTGGATGACGTTGCCGTCGCGATCCCAGGCTTTGAGCGCTTTGAGCGGCGCATCGTCGTTGGTCAGCGCACTGTAGGTGTCGTCCTCGATCAGCGGGATGGCGTGCGTTGAACAGAAGTCGACCAGGCGAGCCTTGTGGCTGTCCGGCATGATGCTGCCGAGCGGGTTTTGCAGATGCGGCACGACGACCATGGCCTTGATTGGCTCGCCGGTCTGGATCGCCAGTTCCAGCGCTTCGATGGAAATGCCGCTGAGCGGGCTGGTCGGGATTTCCAGGGCGCGCAGGCCAAGCGTTTCCAGCACCTGCAGCAAGCCGTAAAAAGTCGGTGATTCGACTGCGACGATATCGCCCGGCTGGGTGATGGCGCGCAGCGCCAGATTGAGGGCCTCGATGCATCCCTGGGTGACGAGGATATCCTCCGGCGCCAGCAGCATGCCGTTGGTCATTGCGCGCTTGGCCAGCAGGCCGCGGAAATTGGCATTGCCGTGGTTCGGCGCCGGCCGGACCAGCAGCTCCGGGTCACGGCGCAAGGCGCGAGTGGCAGCGTTCTTCAGTGCCTCGCCGGGGTAGAGAGAAGGGGCGCTGCGCGCGCTGGAAAAATTGACCTTGACCGGGCTCTGCCGGCCGCGGGCGATGAACTCGGAAACGCGGGCATGGATGCCGACGTACTGCGCCGGGTCCAGGGCTTGTCCCGGCACCGGTTCGGCCAGCGGGCGGGCAGCCAGACGACGTGGCTGGCGGACGAAATTGCCGGAGCGTGGGCGGGCTTCGAGCCAGCCATCGCTTTCCAGCTGACGGCAGAGCTGCAGCGCTGTGGACAGGCTGACTTCATGGCGGCTCATCAGTGA